GACGTTGTGCCGGTGCTATATGGGGAACGTATCATTGGTGCATTGCCTGTCCTTTCGTTCGGCCTTGAGCTGCAGAACTTCTTGTGATGGACAGTGACACTCAGGTAACAGAAGTAGAAGTCAGCGGTGCTGGCGGTGGAGGTGGCGGGCGTTCACAGCCTAAGACTGTTGTCCAGCAAACAATTGTTCAAGCTCCTAAGGCGCGTCAGCCAGTAGAAGCGGCTAACAATCTTTTTTCGGTTGCATTCGCCAAAACTGTTTATGCGTTGTCTGAGGGTGAGGTAGAAGGTTTCCCAAATGGCATTGAAAAAGACGTTTATCTTGATGGCGTTCCAATCCGCAACCCAGACAACTCTGCAAATTTTGAAGGATTTACGCTCGATTCTCGCGACGGTGATGATGCAACCCAAACGCCCATCGCAGGTTTTAGTCAAGTAGAAAACACTGTTGGCGTAAACGTTTCAATAACACAGGCCACCGGCGCAATCACTAGGGCCATCACCGACACAGACACTGAACGTGCCAGGGTGATTATTACGCATCCTGCATTGCAGGCTCAAAATCAAGACACTGGTGACATTAACGGCACTTCCGTCAGCTATCGAATTGAAGTTAACTCAAATGGCGGTGCTTTTACTACTGTTTCCCAACCAACAGTAAGTGGCAAGTCAAACAGTGAATTTCAAAGAGCGTATGAATTCGACTTGCCTGGGACTGGCCCTTGGAATCTGCGTGTTTCTCGCTTAACGGCAGATAGCAGTTCTGCGTTCATCCAAGACAGCATTTCGTGGCAAAGTTACGTTGAAATTGTTGACGAAAAACTTGCTTATCCCAACACAGCATGTGTTGCAGTTAAGGTTGACGCTAGGCAATTTAATACTATCCCAGACGTATCTGTAAAACTGCGTGGTAAGCGAGTTCAAGTTCCTACCAATTACAACGCGACCACTCGAACTTATACAGGCGTGTGGGATGGGACATTCCAAATGGCATGGACTGACAATCCTGCTTGGATTTTTAGAGACATCGTTTTAAACGAAAGGTTCGGGGTGAAACGCTATGTCAATTCAATTGCGATCGACCCTTGGTATCTCTACACCGTTAGCCAATATTGCGATGAGAACGTGCCTAACGGCTCGGGCGGAACCGAGCCTCGCTTTACTTGCAATGTGTATTTGCAAAATCCAGGCAGTGTGTATGACGTTTTGAATGCGTTGGCATCTTGCTTCCGTGGGTTGATTTACTACAGCGAAGGTGAACTATATCTAACGCAAGATCGCCTACAGGATCCTGTTCAGCAGTTTAGTGAGGCGAATGTCATTCAAGATGCTGGAGATAACGGTGAAGTTTCCAGTCCATGTTTCAACTATGCAGGTTCCGCGCGTGCAGCGCGAAAGACTGTCGTTCTAGCTAACTGGGATGACCCAGGCCAGGTTTACAGCTCAGTTACTGAGTATCAGCAAGATGATGAGTTGCTGGACAAACTTGGCTACAACCCTGTTGATCTTCGCTTAATTGGTGTCACTTCTCGCGGTCAAGCCCTGCGAGCAGCCAAGCACACACTGTTCAGCGACAGATACGAAACTGAAAAGGTAAGTTTTCGTATTGGAGCGGAAGGGTTAGCAGCTGGTGTTGGGGAAGTCATCCAGATTGCCGATCCACTGAAGCAAGGGCAGCGCCTAGGTGGGCGCATTGTTGCGATAGACGGAAACACCGTCACCCTTGATGCGGTTTTGGCGTTGGCTGCTGGAACGGCGTACACGTTGACGCTAGTTGTCCCTGACGGCGAAACATTGACAAATGGAGACGGAACAAAAACAACACGACCGAAGTTACAAGTTTTCAATGTAGTCAGCTCGACTGACGTAAACGAGGAAATCCAAGAGCTTAGGATTCAACGCCAAGGCACAACTGATAGTTTATTAGCGCAGGATGATGACAACTTGGTTGCTCGCGTTATTACCAGCGAATCAAAGAATACAAAGCTTGAATTAAATGCAGCTGTTAATTCGCAGACGGGCGCTTTATGGGTGCTTGAGTGGAGCGCGATGCAGGCGGCTACCTACAGGATTGTTTCAGTCGCAGAAGTAGAGCCGTTAATTTATCAAGTCGAGGCGATCCAATACAACGCAAGCAAGTATGGATTTGTCGATAATGACTTGCCAGTAGCGATTCCTAAAGATCGATTCCAACTTCGGCAGATCACACCGCCTACCAATCTCGACGCTGACCTTGAATTTTCTAACGGGCAGACATCAATCAAAGCGTCTTGGAAGGCCCCTCAATTTGACAACACAGTCGATTTACTTATTAGAGGTTATAGGTATCAATGGCGAAAAACTGGAGACACTGAGTGGCATGACGTTATTTCAGTGCAGGCCACTACGGTCGAAATTCCATTGCAAAACCATGTGTTTGGCAACAGTTATCAGGTTCGGGTAGGAGCTGTAAATCGACTTGGCACTCAATCTGAATGGGTGAGCTATGACGTTGATTCTTTCCCTGCAATTCCAGACCTAAGCGCAACCGAATTTGGGGCAACGTTAACGCACGCAAGCCAGCCTGACGGCACGCATTTGCTGATCGTGGATTCTGGAACGTGTCCAATCCCGGAACGGATTAGTGGCTACAGGTGCTGGGTAAGGCCTAAAACCTTGACTACGGGCGAGATCCCAGGGGTAAAACCACCAAATGCTGATGGTTGGTACTTCTTAGCGGACATCCCTCTCACTGGGTATTACACCCAAGCGTTTCACGCGCCAGACACTTACGATGTGCGTGTTAATTTTACGAGTGCAATTTTTGGCGAAGAGCCGACTGATTACATATTTGACCTTGTCGAACGCGAAGAGATTACGCCTCCAACCCCAAGCAATTTCGGAGTCGTTGAAAACCAAAACAGCAGCGGTAAGCGCTTTAGTTGGCAGCTTCCATTAAGCATTTATGGGAGCTGGGATCAAAGCGTAGTTGCAGATGTTATTGCCTATCAGGTTAGATTTAAAAAAGGAACACTTGCGACCAACATTGTTGAGTTTGACGTCAGCACTGATCTGGTTTCAGTTAAAACGGGCACTGTTATTGGCACCAGAGTCAATCAACACCTATTTAATATTGGCGATCAAGTTCAGTTTGCTGCTTCATCTGGAACTTTGCCTACAGGCATCGTAGATGGCACTATTTATTTTGTTGCCGCTGACGGCTTTTCAAGTATTGGCTTCAAAGTAAGCGCAACAAACGGCGGCGCTCCTATAAACCTGACTGGCACTGCGACTGGCACTTACAACGTGTCCGGCCCTACTACCGCTAAGCAACGGCTTGATTTGCAGGCATCTTGGTTCGCAGGCATTGAATTGGCTTCTGGCGGTTTGCCTGCACAACAGCAGTGGTTTGAGACAAGTCTGTTTGACAAAGACACTTGGACTGTAATGGTCAAAGCGGTTGATGCTACTCAGTGGCGTTCAGACATCCCCGCCTTTGTGCTTGTAAACATTGGGGCACCACCTGTCAGCAACGCGGTTCAGTCTGTAAACGCTAAAACGCAAGCGCCAGGCAACTGGCCAGGGGTAAAAGACAATTGCGAGGTCAGCGGTGGCAACCTTGTTCAAACTAACCCAGAACTTGACAGTATTTTTACTTGGAATTTTGACAACAACAATCTCCAAAGCGCACTGTTGCTTGACACAACTTCTACCGCAACTTATCAGCACAAATTAGTTGCGCTAACAGGCAACCCACTGTTTGTCGATCAAGAGGATGACTCTGATATTTTCCTTGAAGACAAGCCTTTGGTCATTGATGTTACCAACAACAATTTTTCACTACAGCGCAATGGGGCGACTATTAGCCACGGTTTAGTCTTAAACGATACGTTTCAATTCATAGTCGTCACAGGCTCTGCCCCTACTGGCGTCGTGGCTGGTACGACTTATCACGTTGTCGCCACTGACCTGACCGACACAACCTTCAGGGTCGCGACAAGTCAAGGCGGTGCCGCAATCACGCTTAGTGGAGCTGCTAATGGCACGTATGCCGCAAGAGGTTTTCAAATTCTTGCCGAACAAAGATTTTATTCAAATGTTGAATTGGCAGAGGGCGGAATCGTTCACCCTTATGCGCCATTTGAAAAACTACTTGGAGACGTCTACAGGGTTGAAACCACCTTTAAGAGCCCTGATGGCGGAACAACCGCTGGCAACATTACTGGACTGACAGCGCAGCTGGATTACCCAGACGTCATTGAAAAGCAAAATGATGTGGCTATCTCGAATTCGGCTAGTGGAACGGAGGTTAATCTTGTTAAGAGCTTTAGGGGCATTTCAAGTGTGACCATCACAGCTCTGCAGACTACAACCAATCCAAACGTGGTGACTGCTGTGGTTAAAGCAAAAACAACTGACAAGGTTACAATTAGTTGTCTGAACTCCAGCGGCAACCCTGTTGCAGGGGCGGTTGACATCACGGTGATTGGTTTCTAATGGCTGACGCACGCATCTCACAGCTGCCTTCGGCTAGCACGATCTCAGCCAATGACGTGCTCCCGTTTACCAGCATCAGTGCTAGCGAAACTCGGCGCATCACCGCTAACAGTCTTGGTTTAGTCCTGACTCAGCTTGGGCTCACTGTTGGCTCAAACACCCCAACCAATCCTGCACCCTATAACGGTCAGCTTTGGGTAGACACCAGCACTAACCCGCCAGTCCTAAAAGTCTTTAACGGCGCCACGTTCACGATTGTCAGCTTTTTGCCTGGCTCTTCAATCGCTACTAGCCCTTCAAACACTGCGCCAGCTTCGCCGGCACTGGGTCAGCTGTGGCTTGATACAAGTCAAACACCTGATGAGCTGAAGGTCTACGACGGCGCTGCGTTCGTGCGTGTTGACCCTTTAGGCATTACAGAAACCGCAGGTGATGCACGATATTTAAGGATTACAAACGCCAACGCTACTTTCTTGCAGTTGGCCGGGGGGACGCTGACAGGTAATTTGACCCTCGTCGGCAATCCGACTACAAACAACATGGCCTCAAATAAGGCCTACGTTGATGCACAGGTTGCAGGGATTCCGGCGGCGACAGACTTGACTCCTGCGGGAACAATTATCTATTCAGCAAGGTCGAGCGCTCCTAATGGTTACTTGCACGCTAATGGTGCGGCAGTAAGTAGAGCTACGTTTTCAACCTTGTTTGCTGCAATTGGAACAACCTACGGTGGCGGCAACGGCTCTACGACTTTCAATGTCCCGGATCTGCGGGGCGAGTTTTTGCGAGGCTTAGACAGCGGCAGAGGGCTAGATAGTGGGCGTGGTTTAGGTAGTGTGCAAGGCAGCCAAAACGCAAGTCACAACCACTCTGTTAGCGGAACGACTGGCACAACGGAGTTGAGAGGCTCGGTCAAGCGTATTTCTGAAACCTACAAAGACGTTGGAGTTGCTACTGGAGTGTTCTCAAGGTCAGAAAACATCTGGTCGCAAGGAACCCCAGATTCTCCTGACTCAAGCTACTCGGGTGGATTTAACATGAACGCTGACCATAACCACAGTTTTTCGGCCAGCACCGATAGCAGCGGTTCTGCCGAGGCACGCCCACGCAACATTGCCTTGCTTCCCTGTATTAAGACCTAGAGCAGGGTTAAAATTCATCTATTGAGCGGCTGAGCCATGGCTGACATCAAAATCACAGACTTGGCGGCGTATACCGTGCCAACTAGCACGGACGTGCTGGCCGTAGTTGATGTAGGCAGCAATCTCACCAAAAAGGTCAGCATCGCTGACATGATGGAGAATGCAGGCAATGGAACGGCTGCTGCTCCAGGCATTTCGTTTGATGGAGATAACGACACTGGCTTGTTCCTCTCAACATCAAACACTATTGGTGTTGCGACTGCCGGTACAGAGCGCTTAAACATCAGCTCAACGGGACAGTTCGACTTTAAAACAGCTGGAACCAACAGTGCCCCAACAATTGCATTCGCTGGTGATGTAAACACTGGCATCTATCAGCCAGCAGCAGACCAAGTAGGCATCACTGCCGGTGGAACTCAGGCATTTGTCGTAGCAGCGACTGGGGTTACCGTTCCTGGCGATTTGACTGTCCAGGGCACGACCACGACGATTGATACAACGACGCTGGTTGTTGAAGACAAAAACATTGAAATCGGCAAGGTCGGCACGCCTACTGACACGACCGCTGACGGCGGCGGCATCACTCTTAAAGGTGCTACTGATCACACCATCACATGGGTGAACGCCACAAATAGTTGGGATTTTTCTGAGCATGTAAATTTAGCCTCTGGCAAAGAATTTAAAATTAATGGCACTAGTGTTCTTAGTGGCAGCACGCTAGGCACTGGGGTTACTACTTCTAGCTTGACAAGCGTTGGGACCATCTCCACCGGCACTTGGAACGGAACTGCTATTGCAAGGGATTACATTGCAAATGATGCAATTAACGGCGCCAAGATTGCAGACGATTCAATCAACTCTGAGCATTACGTTGACGGGTCGATTGACACAGCGCACATCGCTGACCTTCAGATCACGAATGGCAAGTTAGCTGCAGACGCTGTAAATGGCGGCAAGATCGCAGATGATTCAATTAATTCAGAGCATTATGTAGACGGGTCAATAGACACTGCCCACATTGCTGACCTTCAGATCACGAATGGTAAATTGGCTGCAGATGCCGTAAACGGTACAAAAATTGCAGACGATTCAATCGATTCTGAACATTATGTAGACGGGTCAATAGACACTGCCCACATTGCTGATTTGCAAGTTACGAATGGTAAATTGGCTGCAGATTCAGTAAATGGAGCAAAGATTGCAGATGACTCGATTGATTCTGAGCATTATGTAGATGGGTCAATCGATACTGCACATATTGCTAATTCTCAAATCACGTCGGCAAAAATTGCTGATGGGACAATCGTTAATGCAGACATCAACGCATCCGCTGCTATTGCAGGGACCAAAATTGACGCAGACTTTGGCGATCAAGATTTAACGGTTGACACCAACCGGCTCTTTGTTGACGTAAGTTCAGACAGTGTTGGCATCAACTGCACGCCTGCGGTCACGCTCGACATCAACGCGACTGACGCGGTTGCTTTGCCGCATGGCACGTCAAACCAGCGACCGACTGATGCCAACGCTGCAAACCTCACTGGTTACATCCGATTCAATACAACGACAACTCAGTTTGAAGGCCATAACGGCAGCGCCTGGGCAAGTGTTGGCGGTGGTGCGACTGGTGGAGGCTCGGATCAGTGGGCTGTCGAGCACGACAACACGATCACGGCCTCTTACAGCGTCACGGCAAATAAGAATGTGATCAGCGCCGGGCCTTTGACAATCAACTCAGGCGCCGTAATCACTGTGCCTTCTAGCTCTAACTGGGTTATAGTGTGACCATGGCTATTCGCATCGACGGCACAAATACCTCAGCAGCCCCAGGCATCACTGGAGCGGATACGGACACAGGTTTGCAGTTTGGAACAGATGAAGTCAAGATCGTCACCGGCGCAACGGATCGCGTAAAAGTTGACAGCACAGGTCGGTTGTTGGTTAATACGGCAATTACGGGTACTAACGCTAGTAATGCGCCTTTGCAAATTGGTTCCAGTGTCAGTGCGTGGGCTATTAATTTAAGAACTAGAACAGGTAGTAACGATTACGCCTACCTAGGCTTTTCTAGTGCAGATAGCAATGAGCCATTGGCTAATATCTTTGCGCGGAGAACAGCGCAAAATAAAGGTTACTTAGCCTTTGATACTAATGATGGTAATGCTAGTGCAGCTGAGAAGATGCGAATCCACTCTGGGGGTGAAGTTACCAAGTCTTCTCAACCTGCATTTATGGCAGCCTTGAATGCAAATAGTGCTGTTAGTTCGGGTATAGGAAAAGTTAAAGATAGAATAACAGCTGGTCATGCGTATACAAATGTTTCTATAAATACAGGTAGTTGTTATGATTCAAGCAACACTGTTTTTACAGCACCAGTAGATGGCGTTTACGTGTTTAGCAATCAAATTGCAACGTCTAGTGACATGGCCGCTAATTCTTATCTAGGTGCTGAGTTTTACAAAAACGGTAGCCGTATTTCAATGGGTTGGCGCAGATCTCACAGCCAAGGTTATCAGAGAGTTACTGCCAATATTATTCTTGATTTATCAGCAAGTGACACCATTGAGCCTGGTATTGAAACTGCAGCGGCAGGCACAATACTTGGGGGAAGTAGCGGTCTAACGCAATATACCCACTTCCTTGGTTATTTACTCCACTAATTTGACTATGGATTACACAACCACCTTGACTGATACAGAAAAACTCTCGATGGAGTACATCGCTGTAGATGTTGATGAATGGATTACTCACGCAGCCAAGGATAGAGCGCGTAAAGCAACAGAACAGATTGTCAGGCTTAACACCGACCATTGCAATGCCAATAGCATTTCTATCGCTGTTGGTGTAGATGCTCAAGTAAAACAAGCTTATGATCTTGGTGTAGTTAAAACCGCTGCTCAAGTGAATGCAGAAGCTCCTGCAGCAGGTGAATAATGCCAATTAAACTAAACGGGGCAACATCAGGGTCGGTTGAACTGGACGTACCAGCTGTCGTTGGCAGTGACTTGCAGCTGACTTTGCCTACAACGGCTGGTGAGTTTTCAGTCAAAGACGCGAACGGCAATGTAGACGTCACGTCGATAAATTCACTAAATTTCCCCACTGCTGGTGCGTTAAGTCATCGCAACCTTGTGATCAATGGAGCTATGCAAGTAGCCCAGAGAAATACATCTTCATCGGGCAATGGTTACCAAACTGTTGATCGTTGGAGAGCTACTATTGCTCAAGCTTCTGGAACACAATCTCAATTGAGTTTAACCTCTGGTGACCCCTATAATGAAGGTTTCAGACGAGCATTTAGACTAAAAATAACTAGCCCCAGCTCTGCTTCTGCTGGTTACATTCAGATGCGAACTCATCTGGAAGCCCAAACTATTGCACAATCTGGGTGGAAATACACAGACTCTAATCAGTCATTGATCTGTTCTTTCTGGGTTAGATCTAGCCTTGCTGGTACGTATAATGTCCAGTACCGTGCCAATGATTCTGGTAATTTCTTCTTTAATAGACCCTTTACTTTAGTTGCAAATACGTGGACTAAAGTCACGCAGACAATTCCAGGTCATGCAAGTTTAGTTTTCAATAATGACAATGGTGATGGGTTTCAAGTAGTCATAGTTGCACATTATGGAACAAATCATACAGATAATAGCGTGTCCAATAACACTTGGTTTACTCTATCTGGTGGCAGCTATTTTCCAGACTATGCCCAATCTTTTTTGAATACAAATAATGCAACCTTTGATGTTACTGGTGTCCAATTAGAAGTAGGTTCCAAAAGCACACCGTTTGAACATATTAGTTATGGCGAAGAAGTGCGTAACTGCCAAAGGTACTATACGCATTCTTATAACACCTATGAAACAGTTGGTGCTAATACTGTAAGTACAAATTCTGGTGCTATTTCTTCTACTGCCTATGGTACGATTGCGTATGCCTCGCCTGGCACTGCATTTTTTCCTGTCGAAATGAGAGGTACACCTTCGATAACCATTTATTCTTATGATGGCACTGCCGGAAAAATCAACGCAGATGCAACAGAAGGCTCTGGCACTCCATTTAGAATATCTACTAAAAGCGCAAGTTTTGCAAGAAGCAACGACTCTGCTGGAGTAGGCGCTAATGTCTACATAGCTTGTCACTACGCAGCTGAGGCTGAACTTTATTGAATTATGACTGAAATTACTTATAAACTTGTTTCTTTTAAGGGTGAGGCGCAACCTATGGTTCAAGAATTACCCTCTACAAAATTTATTCCTTTTGACTCTGCTAACTCTGATTACCAAAAATACCTTATTTGGTTAGAAGAAGGCAACGAACCACTTCCTGCGGAGGCAGAGTAATGAGCAAAATCCGAGTCAATCGCATTGAAAACAACTCCACCGCAGATGGTGGGATTGACATCGACACCAGCGGCCACGTCAAAGCTGATGGACTGCAGATGCCGACTGCTGGCCCACTTAGTGCCCGCAATATTTTAATAAATGGGGCGATGACTGTGAACCAGAGACATGGTGGTTCTGCAGTGACTGCAACAACTAATGCAGAATACAGTCTTGATAGATGGAGAACTGTATCCTCAGCTAGCAGTAAATTTACGGTGCAAAGAGTTAATAGAGCAGACTTAACCCCGCCAGAAGGTTTTTCTCATTCAATGAAAATTACATCTTCTGCCGCAACCACTGTCGGGGCCAATGATTACTATGTTGTGCAACAGAGGATTGAAGGCACGACGCTTCAAGGATTCTGCAACAGTCAAACGCCCATCGCAATTTCATTTTATATTAGGTCAAGCTTGACTGGAACCTTTAGCGGTGTTTGGGAAAATTCCGCAGTTTTACAGTATTATCCATTCCAATTTGCTATAAACAGCGCAAATACTTGGGAGTACAAAACCGTAATAGTTCCTGGCTCTGGCAATAATTATCTGGACGGCAACGCTAAAGGAGCCAACCTCACTTTTAATTTAGGTGCTGGTACTAATTACACAGAACCTGCATCATCGTGGACAACAGACGCTAACTCTTTAATGGGTGCAGACAACTCAGTTAATCTTGTAGGCACAAGCGGTGCCACTATGTATATCACTGGTGTTCAAGTAGAGGTTGGCTCCAAAAGCACCCCTTTTGAACATCGTAGTTATGGTGATGAGCTTTTAAGGTGCCAGAGATATTTTCAAAAGACATGCCTTGCTAATGCTTTAGTTTCAACTTCAACCCAAGTACACGGCAACTATCAACTTTTTACAGAGATGCGCAGTATGCCAACCTTATTACAGCAAGGTGTGATTGAGATTAATGATAATAGTGTTAATAACACACAATCCGCTGTCTCTGTCACCGGTTATGGAACTGGACAATTTAGGTTTATTCAATTAGGTAACTTTAGTGGTTTAACTACACATAGGCCAGCTTTTATGAGATTTGGTGCCAACCAGAATTTAATTTATCTGGACTCAGAACTATGACTATTTCGTACACAATCCACACCTTTGAGGATCAAACCTGCATTTGTAAATTGGTTGACGGAGAGCATTCTGGTGCTATTCCTTACGATCCAAACAATACAGATTACGCGGAATACCTTGAATGGGTAGCCGAAGGCAACGAACCAACTCCCGTTGATCCCGAATGACTCGCCCAGACCCGATGATCCCCTGCAAACCTGGGGCGGAAGACGTTGAAGCGATGGCTAATCGAGTGCTTTGGTTAGACCAGCTTTACGTGCTTGATGGCCGGGACAATCCTGGCCATGAGCTGCACGGTGTCTACACTGGCCTCGCCATTAAATATCAAAACCAGTGATTAAATTGGCTGCGGCAACACTGCTTGGCGTGGGGCTTGCTTTTGGTTCTGCTGCTTTGTCACACCACAAGTACACACCAACTACATCAGTGGACATGACAGAAAATGGACACCTCACGACTACCGAAAACGCAGAAAGCAAGTACGGTGGTCACGGAAAAAACGTACCCCACGTTCAACAATGATCAAAAAGATTGTTTTTGGTGCAGCCGCTGGCGCACTTGCCTTGGCTCCCCTCTCTGCAGCAAAGGCTG